CCTTATAAGAGAACTCCTCGAAGCAAAAAAGCCAAAGGATCCACAGTATTATCTGTCACATAGCACGGGTATTGGTAATGCGCTGTATGACTGCGTTATGGCTAAGTACATAACTTATGCCCAGATTGAAAACACTGTTCACCATCTTAGAGAAGAAGGTAAGCTTACCCATGAAGTAATAATGCATGATTTGTTGATCTTCATGAAGTGGATAGCGCTCATCGAAAAAGATTATGGTGACTATAAAAACATCTATGAAAGAGCGATGGACTGCTTACATAAACTGGTGAAGGCGCTCGGGCCGGATGCACCTTCACCAGCAGAGCTTGCACCTATCTCCCAAGCAATCATGGATCCAAATGAACATAAGCATTATCTGGAAAATGAAATAAGGAATTCGAAAGAGGATCTTGATCAGATTAAAGCAAAGCATCAAGAAAACCTTGATCGACTTACCGCTCACAAGAAGATGCACAATTTAGATTAAGGATTATGACATGAGATTCAAAGAATTCCTTCAAGAAAGAAAATTTTCAGAACGTGAAAAAGAAAAGCACAAGACAGCTGATCTTAGCGATAAGTATGATGGTAAACCATTCAAGATTACCCTGCCTGTAGTTGTCGGAGGTAATGGTGAGCTTCGTCGAAGGGTTGAGAAGCGAGAATTTATCATTGACAACACCCTTAAAGCTCGTCGAGCCCTTTCTGGTAAGGAGCTTATAGACATGGGTAAGGTTCACGCTAATTCTGAAAAGCATAAGCATAATGGGCAATATACCGTGAATGATACAGCAAGTGGTCATCCTACCTCTCTACCATATCTGCTCTATGGGCTAAAACCGAGAACGCGTCGTAAAGAAGGATATCCAGCGAATGACTTAAGACGAGAAGCATACGAATGAGATTTAGGGATTTTCTAATAGAGGCGAGTCAGTCTGGTCCAAAGGTAGCTTTGGAGTTTCAGATGCTTGTGCCTCTAACTAGTGAAGAAATTCTCCATTCTATAAAACCGCTTGTGAGTGGTGCTGTAAAGCTTCATGAGCCGGATAGTGATAAAAAAAGATCGCTTAACGCTTGGCATGTAATTCCAGATTCTACAATAGGTGAACACGGAGTGGAATTACAGTCCCCAGCTGTACCACTCAATGATTCGTTAAGGGACTTGGGAAAGATATGCGATTGGATGAGAGAGAATGATGTAAAGACAAATGACTCTAGCTCTCTTAAAGCTATCATAAGCTTTCCAAACATAACAGACAAGCTTGATCCAGTAAAGCTAGTAATAATAACGGGAAACGCGGAGAGAGCCCTAGGTAAATGGTCCGGAAAATTTACTCCACCACAAATTGAGATGGCAATAAACAAGCTTAAGCAGACAGGGAAACTACCTGAAAGCTTTGGTGCCCTTGAGAGAGATGCAGCTCACTTTCTCAATATCAAATCTACAGATAGATTATCTGGCAGCATACAGCTAAGAATTGGTAGTGGAGCTGATTATGAGAGTGACGTAATATCTCTTAAGCGCAAGATATTTAAGCTTGTAAACTCAATTGAGACAGCCTGTGATCCCGCCGCCGCTCGATCTGAATACACTCAAAAGCTTACAAAAATTCTAGGTGAACCAAATGAGGAGCAAGTCACCGGAAACAACATGCACGCTCTACCAGAACAGCTTCATCGTCTATACAGGCTTAATGCTCATGTAAATGAAGCTTACATGATTTTCGAAAAAGATCAAACACACGGAGATGCGCGTCACTCACTGTTAGTTCTGATAAATACAGCTCTCAAAACCGCTAAGGATTACAAGACCTCCTTAACCCTAGCTGAAAAAACCTTATTCAAGAAGCTTGCGAGACAAGTAGCTCTTCAATCATCTGATGTTGATGAATACTATTCAAACGATCATATCGCGCGCCTCAACTTTAAAAGGGATATTGGGGTATGACATGGCACGCTTCTTGGCACTGCTCATGTTTGTGTGCGTAGTGGTATCATACTGTAGTGGAAATCATACATGATCAACTTCTATTATTTTGATGGGCAGCTTAGAAACTACATGCTACAGTTCTGCAACATCTTCGCAGGGCTTAAGGTAAAGACCGGAAAAGGTACATGTGATGCAGATGAATATATGACGGTTCCTATCGCGATAGGAAGCCGCGATAGAGTAGTTGCGGCTATTCAATCCGGTAACACCCAGAATAAACCTTTCTCGCTTCCTTCAATGGCAGCTACGTTAACAGGACTAGCTCGTTCCCAAAATAGAAAGGGTATTGGTGTAGTTGATCGTAGAACATACCTCCCAGAAGGTGGTGTGTATCCAACTGATTTGAAAGTTGTAGAGCGCGTGATGCCTATTCCATACGTGATGACTATGGAACTGTCGATGTATGCATCTAACACGCTACAGCTACATCAGATATTAGAACAGATTCTTATGCTGTTTGATCCTGTTTTGCAGCTTCAAACGAATGATTCTGCATTTGACTGGACCAAGATAGTTTCAGTTGAGCTTGTAGGGATAAACAATGAAGAAAATATGCCCCCAGGCGGTGATCGTAGAATGTTGGTTTGGTCGTTGACCTTTGATATTCCTATCTATATTTCTGCACCTATGGACATTAAGGAACAAATCGTAAAGAAAATCATCATCCAGCTTGGTAATCTTTCTGGTTTCAACATTGGTGAATATGATGAAAATGGAAACCTTACTGCATTTTCTGCCGATTCACTTTATGCTACTGTAGAGCTTGACGGAACTAGCGGAACCGTTGAAGTATCAGAGCCGAACATCTAGATTAAGCGGGTAATTCCCTTAATTTCATCCCATATGATAATTGTATGATCATACCCAGCTTTTTTGGCTGCAGCTTGTTTGAGTGAATTTCTCAACTCTTCTTTTTTCCATATGTATTCGCTCTTTACCTCGATGATGAGGTTTTGAGATGGTATGTAGATATCCGGATAGTAGCGCTTTTTCTTACCATCCCATTCATATTTTACAGTTGGCATACCATCTTTTTTGTCAGTGACAATATCATTTTCTGGTAAACCGAGTTGGAGCAAGTAATGAACTACGTATGGTTCATATCCCTGAAGCATCCTTATATTGCCTGATGGTAAGACTATTCTTTTCCACTTAAATCGCGCTGTTTGCGTTTTTTCATAAATTTCAGGAACATGCATGTGATGGATTTCTCCATACCTCTCAAGACAAGTTTTTACGCTCTTTGCTCTAATATCAGCTGACTGCATGGGATTTTCAACCCCATAGCGCCTCATATTTGTTTTCTTAATTTGTTTCTTCACACTCTCAAGTTGAAATCTATTTTCTACTCCATAACGTTGCTTGAATGTTGCTTGACCTTTCTCATATGATCCATTCTTTTTACGATCCTCGACAAATTGTTTTTGCCATTTCTTATCCTGAGTATAATGTTTTCCACCATATCGTTCTTCAACAGTACTTTTAGTTTTTTTACGAGTTTGCTGATCATTTGCTTGACATTTAATGCTGCAAGTACGTCTATATCCAGTTTTTACATTCAAAAACTTGGTTGAGTTGCCACACGCACATTTGGGTCTTTCTATTCCATTAATAATAGCCCAAAGCTTTTCTGGGATTGTAGGAAAAACATCACTCCTAGCAGTATCTAATTTGTTGCGAAGATTTTTACATGTTTTCCATTTACGTGGTTCTATAGATCCTAGTGATGTAATGACACCAGCATCTTTAAGAGCTACACAAAAGTAGTTAATTTGTGAGAGAAAATCTTGCACTGGGATAAATATCCTGAGAAAAGATGACACATCGTCATCTAAAATATTTATAGTATGGAGTAACCAGAATGGCCACACTCGTATCCCCCGGAGTTTCAGTTACCGTAGTAGATCAATCGTTCTACATTCCGGCATCGGCCCCAACAGTCCCGTTGATTTTCATCGCGACGCGGGCTAACAAGCTGCAGCCTGACAATGTAAGTTCCGCAACTGGAACAACTGAGAACAGCGTTGTTCGTACTGTCACCTCAATCGGTCAATCAGTACAGCTCTATGGTATTCCATATTTTATCACTGATAGCTCTGGAAGCGCATATAACGGTTCTGCTCTTAACGAGTATGGTCTTTTCGCTCTTAACCAATTTCTCTCAATCGGCAACCTAGCATATGTTGTCCGCGCAAACATCGACCTCACAAATGCAGCTGTAACTTTTATCGGTATTGGAACTCCAGTTTCTTCTGGTCTCACTTTCACAGGTGTTGGTAATGGCTCTATAGGCACACCAACTGCGACATCAGCTTTTGTTCAACCACAAACGATCGACGTCATCTTCAACTCTCCAACCGCGTTTACAGTTCAGGGTTCAACGTCGGGTATCATCGGTACGGGCGTAGTTGGCGTAGCATTCACTTCAAGCATTGTTAACTTCACGGTAACAGCTGGCTCAACTCCATTCTCACCAGATGATTACTTCCAGTTCAACCTAGTGTACGCACCAACGTCATTCACGGGTACTGGCAATGGTAAGATGACAAGCATCACTCCAGGCACCAATGCTGTTCCAGAAACATGGTCAATTGTTTTCACTTCAGCTACAACTTTCACGGTTACCGGATCTGTAGAGGGACCAACTGCTTCTGGCACAACTGGTTCTGCATACTCAAATGGATTCATTAACTTCACGATTACAGTAGGTACAACTCCTTTCGCAATCGGTGATGAGTTCCAGCTTGTTTTGTCCCAAGTAAATCTTTTCAACCCACTTGGTCCTAACGATGCTGCACAGCGCGTTGCAGTAACAACCGCTCTTGCTGCTGAAATTAACAGCAACACTGAAGTTCAGTCCGATATCTATCAGTACAATCTAATTCTTGCTCCTGGATATTGGGAAGTTGTTACAGATCTTCTAGCTCTTTCCAACTCTGTAAATGGTGAAGCATTTGTAATCGCTGATACACCAAGCACGCAGACCGCGGAACAGACTGCAAACTGGGCGGCAACATCGGCACGCGCGAACAGCACCAACGTTGCATACTACTACCCATGGGGTCAAGCTTCAAACCTTGATGGCTCAACAGTTGTTGTTGCTCCATCTGGTATCGCTCTTGCAACCTATGCCTACAGCGACAGCGTTTCATACGTCTGGTTCGCACCAGCTGGTGTAACTCGTGGTGTTGTATCTGGTGTTGCTTCTGTTGGATATGTATCTGGTGTTCCAGGAACTGCAGCTGCATTCACTCAAGTTAACCTTAACCAGGGTCAGCGAGACAGCCTCTACCAGTACTTTACGAACATCAACCCAATCGTTTACTTCCCAAGTCAGGGTCTCTTGGTATGGGGTCAGAAGACTTCTCCAGCTGCTGCCTCTGCTCTTGATCGTGTAAACGTTGTACGTTTGGTAATGTACATCAAGCGTCAACTTCGCATTGGTTCAATGCCATTCGTATTCGAGCCAAATGACTCAATAACACAAGCAAACCTTAAGGCTTCAGCGGATGCATTCTTGAATGATATCCTGACGAAGCGCGGTTTGTATGACTTTGTAACGCTTTGCAACTCTTCTAACAACCCACCTTCGGTTGTTGAAGCGAATGAGCTGTACATGGATGTAGCTATTCAGCCAGTAATTGCGGCAGAATTCATCTACATTCCTATCACCGTTCTTTCAACTGGTGCAACGCTACCATCGTAAGATGGGTAGAAAACAGGCTGACCGCATAAATAAGAAGATAAGATTGGTGTCGTAGGACGCCTGTTAGATTTAAGGAGACACTATGGCAACTCTATCACAGATGGGTATTCCGGCTGCGGGATTTGGTATCCTGCACCCAAAGCAAAAGTATCGCTGGCAAGTAACTTTTACTGGTCTTGCTGCGTTGGTTCCGTCTGCATCTGGAC